TCGATGTACGCTTGCCATTCCTCGAGGCACGTCGTCTCATTGTAGTTGTTGATGGTGAAACAAACACGGTTGGATCTCACTCGAACCATCGTCAGACTTATACTGAACCCAGCCCAGTTTGCCCACTTGGTAGTTCTATGACGCCACCGCCAGGGGGCGCTCGGCTGTGGCGGCAACCAGTATTACCCGCCACAGCCCACCAACCAACCACCGCCTGCCCAACCAAACACCGCCCTCTCCGTCGGCAATGCAATCGCCACAGTGCGTCCCTAAAACTGCGATTGCCCTTAGCTCGCGGAGGGGGGGGGCCGGGGGGGGGGGGGCGGCCCCCCCCCTCCGCGAGCGTGGGCAATCGCAGTTTTTGGGAAGCACTGTAGCGATTTCATAGCCACGACCACCCGAAGGGTTCTGGTTCATGGCGCCGCAGGCAAGCGTCGGTGGCAATAATAACCAAAAACGTGTCTGAACTTGTCGCTGCCCACGGCTATGGTAGGCGCGCTCAACCACTGCGCGCCAGTCAGTATGGCTCTGGCAGTTCCCTATGCCAGACGTAGTCTCGCCGCAGCATTTGCAGCTTCTGCAGCAAGACTTGCATACAACGAAGGAGCTCGTTATCTTGGAAATAGTGCTCGTAATTATCTCCGTTATCAGTATAATCGTCTTACAATGCCTGGGACTCCGCGGTTCTCGCGCAAGCGCAAGCGCCCCACCCGCGGACCATCTCGACCTAGAAAGAGGGCTCGCCGGATGGCTCCGCGCCCGCGGAGAGCGAGACGCGGCAGACTCGCCGCGGGACGCGGGCTCATGCAAAAGCGCTTCCCCCTCCTACGATACCGTCGGCTGAACACAAATCTTACTCGGAACGACTTCGATTCTACTAGGGAGTGCGTTTACAAAGGACTGCTGTATCCTGTCAGCACAAACGTAGGAATGATGCGCTATAACCTGTCTGTACTCGACATGCCCGTCGCCCTTTCGAAACTATTCGACTACGACGAATACAAGTACTCCCAGATTCAGATGGTTTTGACCCCTATCCACCTCGCTAATGGAGCGCAGCAGTTGTATATTCACGAGAACTCTACACCGTACATGTACTTTGTGAAGAGGATTCATCCCGAGGAAGATCAGACTCAATCGGATCTGCAGTACTGGAAGAATACCCCGGGAGTTCAAAAGTTCCCCGTTATGGGGCGTAAGCCTATTGTCATCAACTTCGCGGTACAGGCTCCGCAGGAGCGAGAGATTATCGGCAACAACGCCGGACAGGCGTTTACGATTCAGCAGCCTATGCGCAAAGTCGGCTGGATTCATAATCCGCAAGAAGCGCCCCCGGCTGTTGGTGCCAACTACCCTAACTTCGGTGTTATCGACTTCAGGTTGCCCCAGCTGCTGAATACCAGCGGTTTTCTCCCCAAATGGCGCGTCGAGTATTATGTTACTATGTATTTTAAAGGAAATCGCAAGTTTCAGATTGAGGTGTAACGTTTATTAAATCGTAAATACATCATATCTGTCTGCACTTAACTTATTGCGCGGAGGTTGTTCATTCATGAACACTATTATTTTTGGAGCGGGGAACATCTTCATTCCCCCTTTATACTTTGTAGAAGTGAACCACCCGTTCTTGAGGTTCTCCATGAAGTTCCATGGATAGTAGTCCGGGTTGTTACACCTCGCCATGTCGAAGATCACTATCTTGGCACTCGTGTCATAGGCGTACATGAGGTCGTTTATCTTCCCTCCCTGACACGCCCAGGCTCCTTCTTCAGTCATCAGGTGTTTGGCAAGAACCGACTTGCCTTTCCCGCCCTCCTCGTCAACAACAAAGAGGATCCTCCGTTCCGATTGATTCTGCAGCTTCCTGACCGCTTCTTCCTGCCATGGACGAAGTTGCGGAAGTGCAGCCACCATCTTGGGCTTATTGTAGTCATCGTTTATGGTCTTGAGTTGATTGTAATGTTTTATCCCAATTTCGCTGTCGATATGGATTGCTTCATTAAGGTCTACTTTCGCCGTTTCAAGAATGCGAGTCCAGAGGTCGACGGATTCAGTCGGCGCTCCAACCTCAATATATGGGCCATCTTTTTTGCAGTACTCCAAGTTCTGCTCATCCGTTCCTTTAGCGTTTTCAAAGTGGGCAGTTTGCCCTGAAGGGATCTCACCCTTCCAGAAGGTAATGCCGCATTTTCTCGGGTCCTCTTTAAGGTGCAAAAACCCCTGAAGGTGTGGAGTTCCGCTTGCACCAACCTCCTCCCCGATGACGAGGTAGGCGATCTTGTCCCCTTTCCTTTCGATGTACGCTTGCCATTCCTCGAGGCACGTCGTCTCATTGTAGTTGTTGATGGTGAAACAAACACGGTTGGATCTCACTCGAACCATCGTCAGACTT